TGGTGGGGCTACGGACTCTCGCCCTATATCCCGGAGTTACAGGCTGCCTATCGCGGCGAGATTGTGGCCGAGCGGGCGCTGGAGCCGGTCAATCTGCTCAGTGGCGATGCACCCCCAGCTGGATATCACCCGCCGGCGAAGGTCTTTCATTTCTAGCTCAGTTCAACGTTAGCTCAGTTCAACAGGAGACACGACATGCAAGCAGACAACATGCAATTTAACGAAGGCGCGCAGCTCGCGGCCGCACTGGGCCTGCACGACCCGGTGACCTGGAAGGCAAAATGGATGCTGCGCAAGTTCCACGCGCACGACATTGCCGCGGCGGGCCTCAACCCTGAAACGGCCCAAGAGGCCGACATCCTCGCCGCCGGCGTCACGCCCTACGAGACGATTGAGCGCGAGGGAAATTTGTTGATGTATGGCGGCGCATCGTGTTTGTGGCAGTGCCTCATCGGCAATGGCACCGGCACCGCTGGCCAGGCCTTGACGTTCTTCAACAACGGCAACGCGGCCATCGGTGCCGGTGACTCCAGCACAGCCGCAGCTGCCACGCAGACCGACCTGCAAGCCGCGTCGAACAAGCTGCGCAAGGCCATGGACGCGACCTTCCCAGCGCACACCGACGCGACCACGTCTGGCGCGGCGTCGACCCAGTTCAAAAGCACCTTTGGCACCAGCGATGCCAACTGGGCCTGGGCCGAATGGGGCGTGTTCAACTCCCCCACCGCGGCCACCGGCCGCATGCTCAACCGCAAGGTCGAGTCTCTTGGCACGAAGACCAGCGCCGCGAGCTGGGCCATGACCGTGACATTGACGCTGGCCTAACGGGCCAGCGCAAGGCGGATATAGATGGCAAGCGGCAACGTTCTGGCAGTCTTCACGCCCGGCGCAAATGAGCCGCCGGCGTCGAACTACGCCACCCTCGATACCCGCAACTCGATCGTGGTGCTCGACTTTGACGCCTCGACCGATGAAGCGGCCGTGTTCCGCGGTGTGTTGCCTGACAACTATGGCGGCGGCGGCCTCACCGTGGACATCTACTGGATGGCCACGTCAGCCACCTCGGGCTCGTGCCGCTGGGAGGCTGCCATCGAGCGGGACGATCTGAGCACTGACCATGACTCGGACTCGTTTGCATCTGCGCAATCAGCAGGTACGACAGCATCGGGCACATCAGGCGTAGCCAAGAAGACCAGTATCACATTTACATCCGGCGCGCAGATGGACTCATTGGTTGCCGGCGAACCCTTCCGGCTGAAGATCAACCGCGACGCCAATGGCACCACCGGCACCGACGACATGACCGGCGACGCCGAACTGCTTGAAGTCGTTGTGAAAGAAACCTAGCATCATGGCGCGAGGATTCAACTCGACCGTAGGCGCAGGGACGACCGACAAGATCACGACGGCCGAGAGCTTCGCGCGCGCCACGCAGGTTAGCTACGGCATTTGGACATACCGGCGTGCTGCGGCTGGGCGGCGAATGTGGGATGGAGGCGACGACTTTGCTCAGCTGGACAGAGCGAGCGCCGGCGGCACGTATGTCTTCTTCGAGCCAGACTGGAGCGGCTCAGATGCGGAATGGGCCATCACCGAACCAAGTGCGGGAGCATGGCACCATATCCTCGTCACCTACGACGCCTCGTCGACGGCGAACGACCCGGTCATCTATGTCGATGGCGTGTCGGTCACTGTCACAGAGAACACCGCGCCAGTGGGCACGTTCACCGCGGTTGCCTGTGATTGGTCAGTAGGCAACCGCAAGCTAGACAGCGCGCGCTCGTGGGATGGATACCTCGCTGAGTTTGCGATCTGGGACGGCGTGATCCTGACCGCGGCGGAAGCAGCCGCGCTTGGCAAGGGTGTCTCGCCTCATCTGATTCGCCCCACGTCGCTCAGAGTGTATCTGCCGCTGCTGCGCGACAACACGAACCTGAAAGGCGCAGCGCCCACGGTGACGGGCACAGCGGTGCAGCCGCACCCGCCCATGATTTACCCAACGTCGGTATGGACGCCGCCACGCTCGGCGTCTTCGACGGTGAGCGTGGCGGGCTCGGATAGTGCAGCACTCACAGACAACACGCCAGCCGTCACGGCTGCCCTAGCAACAAGTGACAGCGCCAGCCTGACCGATGGCACGCCAGCCATCACAGCCGCGCCAGCCGCGGCTGACAGCGCGACCCTGACAGACAGCAGCGCCGTTTTGATCGGCACGGCCAACAGTGACACCGGCACGCTCACAGACAACACGCCGGCCATCACGGCTACCCTGGCCGCGTCAGACACCGGAACCCTGAGCGATACGGCTGCACTCCTGGTGTCACACTCGCGCACCGACAGTGTCACGGTCACGGATAGCACATCGATTGCAGCGGCTGCCTCAACGACTGACAGCGCTGCACTGAGCGAGTCGGTTTCAATTGCCGTGGTGCTTGTGGCGTCGGACAGTGCGGCATTGAGCGAAACCCGCTCACTCAGCGTAGCCGTAGGCGTCGTTGACTCGGGCACGCTAAGTGATTCTGCCTCGATCGCCGTGGCGCTATCGGCAGGCGATTCAGCCACCGTCACAGATGCCTCTAATGTATTTGCAGGGACGAGTGTTGCCGGCAACGACAGTGGCGCGCTGAGCGAGTCTGCTGTTATTGCCGTTGCCACTGCGCACGTGGACCAAGGGGCGTTGGGTGAGGCAGCCGCACTTGCTGCCAGCGTCGCCCTGGCGGACGCCGCTGCACTCGCCGAGTCGGTGGCCATCGATGTCACGCTGACTGTCAACGACGCAGGAACGCTGACCGATGTCGGCGGCATCGACGCTGCTCTGCTCGTCGTCTCGGTGAGCGATAGCGCGACGCTCACTGAAGCAGTCAGCATCCTGGTGCTGCTGGCCGTCGCGGACAGCATGGCCTTAAGCGAGCAGGCGGCAGCTGGATCAACCGCTCGGCTGCTGCATGCACAGGCCGACGATCGTCTCGTATCTCATGCTCGCGCGTCTGACGCTGCACGCTACGTAGCTACCGCCGCCGATGTGCTCGCATATCGCGCCCGTGCAAGCGATGAAGAACTGGAGTGAAACATGGCAGACGTCAATACCTATTTGCAAGGGTCACGGGTGAAGGTAACCAACGAGTTCACCGACGACGCCGGCGCGGCCCAAGACCCGAGCGCCGTCAAGCTGCGCATCAAGCCACCGACCGGTTCGGTCATCGAATACGTGTATGGCGTCGACGCAGCGCTGCTACGGGACAGCACGGGCAGATACCACGCCGACATCGACGTCGACACGCCCGGCCGATGGACATTCCGCTTCATCGCCACCGGCACCGGGAAGTCAACCGATCAGCGCGTGTTTAACGTAACTGAGGCGGCGGTGTGATGGGCGACCTGTTTTGCCTGTTAACAGGTGAGGTTTGAAGTGAGTGAGCAAGTCGAAGAGCGCAACGAACGCAACCAAAAAGGCCGGTGGCAAAAGGGCCAAACCGGCAACCCGAACGGGCGGCCGCCGAAAGCCCGTGAAACCGCGCGGCTCAAAACCCTTGCCGAAGTCGTCACGCAAGACGAGTGGCGGCGCATCTGCGAAGTCGCGCTCAAAGACGCCACCGACGAAGGCGACTACCAAGCCCGCGAGAAAGGCCGGCGCTTCATTGCCGACTACCTCATCGGCAAGCCGCGGCAAACCGTCAGCATCCAACGAGACGGCGGCGATGGGTCAAGCGCCCTCGACGACCTCACCGACGAAGAGCTTGAAGCCATCGCTGGTGGGGCCTATCCCGACGTCGTCGCCGGCGACCGCGCGGGTGACTCAGACGCGCAGAGTGCCGACACCGGAGGAAGCGAGAACGGAGATAGCGAGGAGGAGGAAGGCGGAGAGTGATGAAGCGAAGCGGGTATTGGCTAAGCGGCGGTTGATGTGGTTTGCGCAACACATCGACGCCACATTCATCCCCGCGCCGCATCTGAAGCTGATCGCCAGGCATCTTGAGGATGTGCGAGCGCGGCGCATTCGCCGCTTGATGATCTTTGCGCCACCGCGGCATGGCAAGTCGAAGCTCGCCAGCGAACTCTTCCCAGCGTGGGCGCTGGGCGTGGACCCAACCGAGCAATTCATCATCACTAGCCGCAACGTCGACCTGGCAAACACCTTCAGCCGCAACGTGAGAAACATGATCAACACCGAGCGATACATCGAAATCTTCCCGGACGTGCAGTTGTCCGACGACAGCGCCACCATTCAGAAGTGGACGCTGGCCGGCTACACGCGCCCGGCGATGTTGACGGCTGGCGTAGGCGGCGCGCCGACGGGGCAGGGCGCGAAGATATTGATCATCGACGATCCCATCGGCAACTATCAGCAAGCCGAGTCGGCTATTGACCGCGAGAACACTTACAAGTGGTACACCGACACCATCTATCCACGTCTTGAACCTCAAGGTGCAGTGATCCTCATGATGCAGCGCTGGCATGAGGATGATCTCGCCGGCCGCTTGTTACGCGATCAGGCCAAGGCCGACAAGTGGACGGTGCTATCACTGCCCGCATTGACTGAGACACAGGCCGAGCGCGACCAGATGGCGCGCGAGGTCTTCCAGTCGTCGGTAGGCGAACCAGATCCGCTTGGCCGCAGGATAGGTGAACCGCTGTGGCCGGAGCGGTTCAATGCCGACGTGCTGAACGGCATTCAGCGCGTCAGCCCCCGGCAATTCCAGGCGAAGTATCAGCAGCGGCCGCGGCCAGCAGAGGGCAGCAAGTTCAAGCGAGCATGGCTGCAAAAGCGTGTTGACGCAGCGCCGTCAGGCCTGCGGTGGGTTCGGTATTACGACCTGGCCTACAGCCTCAAGCAGACCGCCGACTACACAGCCAGTGTCAGCGCGGCCATGGATAGGGACGGCACCATTTACCTGCGCGCTGGCTGGTTCGGCCGGATGGAAACACCAGACATCCGCAAGAAAATCAAGGAGACCATGCTCGCCGAGCGCAAAGTGCGGCACGGCGTCGAAAGCGCACTCCACGGTGCGGGCGTGGTGCAGGACCTGCGGCGTGATAAGGAGCTGGTCAGTATCTCGCTCACGCCGGTGCATGTCGACACCGATAAAGCTGTGCGCGCGACGCCCGTCGCAGATCGGGCCGAGGGTGGCCAGTTGGTGTTCGTGCGCGAAAGCCCCAACGATGACGTTTGGATTGATGCCTGGATCGACGAGATGGCGAGTTTCCCCTTCGGCGAGCATGACGACCGCGTCGACACCGTGAGCGGTTGCTTTGCCATGGTGACCAACACGCCAGGCTGGACGCAATTTGCAGAGGAACAGCTGGAGAAGAGCCGGCAACCCCAAGCCGACACCAACGAAGCAAGCGAGGTGAACAATGCCTGAAGACGTTGCAATGGACATGACCGGGGCCGGTGGGGGAGGGGCTGGTGCGGCCGCATACGCGCAGTCGTGGCAGTCAGCGCAGTTTGGCCCGGGCGCACCCACGAACCCAGTGCGCCCGCTCGACGAGCAGCCGCGCGTGTTCGATTTCCCTCCGGGCATCAACCTGTATATGACACCGCGCGGCGGGTATGGTCTCTTGCCATTCGCGCAGTTGCGCTCGTTTGCCAGTCTGTGCGAGGAAGTGCGGATCGTCGTCGAGTCGATCAAGCGTGAGATCCGCGCGCTGGAATGGGACTTCGTGCCTCGCAAGAAGGGCGATAAGACCAACTATGACAAAGACAAGGACGCGCTGCGCGAGTTCTGGGAGAAGCCCGACGGCCAGCGGGACTTTGATAGCTGGCTCAACAGCGTGCTCGATGACATGCTCGTCATCGATGCGCCGTCGCTATGGTTGCACATGGAAGGCGATGCGCTCACGTCGGTTGACCAGATCGACGGCGCGCTCATTCGGCCGCTGCTCGATGCACGTGGCAAGACGCCCACGGCGCCGCTGCCCGCTTACGTGCAGATGATTAAGGGCCAGGTGTGGCAATGGTTCACCAACGAGCGGCTGGTCTACAAGCCGTTCAACGCCAACATCACCAGCCCTTACGGCACGTCGCCGATTGAGTTCATGATCATCCGCATCAACCAGGCGCTGCGGAAGAAGTTTAGCGACGCCCAGTATTGGGATCAGACCAACGTGCCCGAGGCGATCCTCGGTCTGCCGGCAGACTGGACGACTGAGCAGATCTCCACGTTCCAGGAATACTTCGACGCGCTGCTGGTTGGCGATACGGCCAAGCTGCGGCGGCTGAAGTTCCTCCCTTCGAACGGCACAAACCTGCCCGTGTATGAGTTTCGCCGCCCGGCTGAGACGACTGTCTTTGATGAGTGGATGCTGAAGCTCGCGTGTTGGTGCTTCGGCTTCACGCCGGCTGAACTCGGCATCGTGAGCGGCAGCGGCCTCGGCGGCAAAGGCTTCATGGAAGGAGCGGAGAACACGCAATACCGGCTGGGCTTTGGGCCGATGGTGCAGTATGTCGAGAGCCTGATCACCTCGATCGTGCGCATGCAGACCAAAGCGCCGCTTGCGTTCAAGTTCATGAACATCGGGCCGCAAGAGGATCAGGTCAAAGAGGCTCAACTTAGCGAGATCGAACTGCGCAACGGCATCATCGATATGAACGTCTGGCGCGAGAAGCGTGGCCAGCCCCCTATCCCGAACGTCAAGCCGTTCATGTTGATCAACGGGGTGCCTGTATTTGCCGACGAACTGTTCGCAGTGAAACCCGTAGCCAACGCAGACGGCGCAGACGGCGCACAGAATGCACAGGCCGCGCCAGCTGCCGCAGAGCAACCGGCACCTGTGGCCAAGTCTGATGCGCCGAAGACCGAAGCGGCTGCCGGTGCAGGTGACGGCAACGAGCCAGCCAAGGCGCTAGCCGAGGAGGCGAGCACGATTCAAGCGACGGCGCTGAATGGTGCACAGATCACGTCGCTTTCGGGGTTGGTCACGGCCGTGGCTGCGGGTGAGCTACCGTATGAGTCGGCGCGCAATCTGATCGAGGTGGCGTTCCCGACGATTGCGCCGGAGAAGATCGAAGCGATCCTCGCGCCGGTCAAGAATGCCAAGCCGGCTGAAGCGGTGCAAGCAGCGCCGGCTACTGCAGTAGCGCTGTCGGACCCAGCGGCGGGCGACGAGAAGTCGACAGCCAGCAATCGGGATGACGAGGGCGACGCTGAGGATCCGAGCGAGATGATCAAGGGCGCGCTCATCAATTGGCACGGCAAGGTCAGGTTCAGGATGAAGCAGAAGCGTTCGCTCGACTGCGAGCCACCAATCGCCGTGAAGGCGCTGATCTCCCCCGATCTGGAGAAGCGAGTGCGCGGGCAGCTTGCCATTGCCAAGACGCCACTTGACGTGGCGATCATCTTTAAGACTGCGCGCGAGGCCTACAACCCAAAAGCGGTGGGCCATCTGTTGGGGAAGGCCGACGAGGCTGGACACCCGACGGGTGGCCGCAATACCCTTGAAGCACGCATGCAGGAATGGCTGACGCAGGTGCTAGCAGCGCTTGCTGGCGAGTTGCCTGCGATCAAGGACGACGACGGCGAAGCAATAGTGAAAGAGTTGCTTGCCGCCGATGCGCCGTTTTGGGCGGTGTTCATCGCTACGCTCTTGCCGGGCTTGTTCAAGTGGCTGGCGCGCATGGCGCGGCTCGGTGTGAGTGAGGTGCGCAACCCGGATGACGGCGACGGCATGTTCAGCGTGCCGCCGAAGATCGCGGCCAGCGTGTCGTGGGATTTGGTGAACGACGAAGCACGTGCTTGGGCGCGTAGCCACGCCGGCGAACTGATCCGCGGCATCACTGACGTCACGCGAGACCGGATCCGCAAGGCGCTCGCTGACTCTATCAAGAAAGGCGAGACGATGCCCGACCTGGTCAAGCGCATCACGGCCGTGATTGATGACAGACGGCGGGCTGAGGTCATCGCTGCAACGGAGAGCACCAATGCATTCAGTGCTGGCAACGAGGTGGCGTGGACGGCGGCAGGGATCTGGGGCCGCCAATGGTTCACGGCCCAAGACGAGTTCGTGTGTGAAGTGTGCGGGCCGCTGGCTGGACAAATACGGCCGCTGGGTCAGCCATTCATTCACCCCGAGACTAAAGAGGAGATAAAGCAACCGAGTGCCCACCCGCGCTGCAGGTGCTATCGACAGCCAGTTGTGAACAAGCCTGATGATTGGGACGCTGACACTGGTATCAGCCCATCTGTGTCGCAGCGAGGTTGATCATGGCAGACAACCTTTCGGTTGAATTCAACGTCGACGTCACCAACATCGACCGCTTCGACGAGCTGGCCGAGGCGGTGTCGTTCTCGGAACTGCGCACGGTGATCTTCTATGGCCTGCAGCGCGGCATGTATGAGATCCACGGCGGCTTGCCGCCCTATCCGCCGAAGCCGGAGAAGTCGACCTATCGCCGCACAGGTCTGCTTGGCCGGTCAATCACAGTAGACACGCGCTCGACGGCGGATGGCGCCGAGAGCGAAATTGGCACCGCTGTGCCATATGGCCCGTTCGTGATTGGCGATGAAACCATGCAGGCGTGGATGCACAAGGGGCGTTGGTGGCAGTTGCCTGAGCAAGTCATCAAGCGCATCGACGTGGTTGAGACGGAGATTCAAAGGGCAATTACGAGGCGGATAGAGCAGGGAGGTTTCTAGGTCGCATTGACGCTTAGCACACCTGTGCTATATACTCTTCCCAGCAAACGCCGGGGTCTACCGGCCGCACTCAGTTTTGATACTTAGGCCGCCCATCGAGGAAGGCCGATCAGCAAGCTGAAACGCGGTGCCAAAAGAACCGAGCTGCGCACAAAGCGATTTGTGCGTCGTTCGTCTTTGGCACCGCGTTTCGTTTTTCCGCGCTCTCGCGGAAGAGGCAAGTATGAATCGTTTTATACCGATTACGAAGGTCGACGCCGAGCGACGCGAGGTGTGGGGCGTAGCGGCAGAGGAAGCGCCGGATAAGTCCGACGAGGTGATGGACTATGGATGGTCCAAGCCGAACTTCGAGAAGTGGTCTCAGGCGATCCAGGCCGCCAGCGGCGGCAAGTCACTCGGCAACGTGCGCGCCATGCATCAGCCCATTGCGGCTGGCAAGATCATCGATATGCAACTCGATGATGTGACGAAGACGATCCTCATTGGCACCAAGATCGTCGACGACAACGAGTGGCGCAAGGTGCAGGAAGGTGTCTACACCGGCTTCAGCGTCGGCGGCAAATATGGCGAGAAGCGCCAACGCGACGGCCGCCTGTTGCGCTACGAAGCCGTGCCCGAAGAGATCAGCATCGTCGATAACCCGTGTATGCACGGCGCGACGTTCATGATGGTGAAGTCGGGCGGCGCGACTGAGCTGGTGAAGTTCGTCGGCGAACCTGCCGATGAGACGCTTGCCAAAGTCGCCGGGGACCTCGGCGAGCTGGCCAAGGCTGGTGCACGCCATAGCGCGGGGGATATGCATCTCCTCCAATCCATTCACGACAGTGCGTGCAGCCTTGGTGCTGCGTGCGCTGAAGCCACCAAGGCAGCCGGCAACGGAGACTTGAAGAAGGATGCCGACGAGGCGTCGTGGATTGCTTGGTCGGCGGGTCAAGCCGTTGGCGACATTTCAAGTGCGCTCGCGTTCGTTGCAGGCCTGTCGGCCAGCATGACGGTCAGCGACCCGGCCACCGCATCCAAGCTGCAAACCGCAGCCCAACTCCTCACGTCTGCGCTCAACGATCAAGTCGCCAAGCAGGGCGCGGCCACACAAGCCGCTGCTGCCGACCTTAAAGCTGATGAAGTGCTTGAAGAGAAGGTCGAAGCCGAGACCGAACAGGCCGCCGGCGACGCTGCCGTTAATGCAGAGTCCGCGGCCGATGACACCACGGGTGGCACCACAACTAAAGCAGCCATAAGTGATGAGGCGGCCAAGACCGAAGAGGCGGCTGATGAAGTCGCGACCGACGAGACGGAGGAAGAGATGAACAAAGCCATTGACGCGGCGGTCGAAGCCAAGCTGGAGAAATTCTCCACCGAGCTGATCGCCACCGTGAAGACCATTTTGGCAGCCGGTGCTGAACCGCTCGCAAAACTGAACGGCACGCAAGGCGACCTTGCCAAACGATTCGAGACGATGACGACCGAACTTGGAAAGCTCAACGATCGACTCGTGAAGGTGGAGGCGCGGCCCGTGTCTGGCCCAGTGTTGCGCGAGATCAACCCAGGCGCGCAAGGTGGAGACGACGCGCGGGCAGCCGCGCTCGATGACCTGATCAAGAACGAGAAAGACCCGACGGTGCGCCAAGCCCTGATGGCCCAGCGCGCTCAGCTGGACATCCGCAACGTGCACGCCTCTGGCGGTCGCCGAATCGGTTGACCCTCGCGTTGCGTGTCATCTCGTTTGATCGCCAACTGTTAGACGGAGAAAGCAACCATGAAAAATCTACTCGCTGGGTTGAATGAACTCAGCCAAGACACCATCGACATGTTCCGCAAGTCTGCCGGCGCGCCGCTCCCAGGCGATCCGCGCATTCTGAACAAGGCCATCACCCAAGCCACTGGCTTGGTGTGGTTCGACCTGCAAGCCCCTGCTAAGAACTTGTTCCCGGTGATCACACCGATGCGCAACAAGATCCCGCGCGTGAAGGGCGCCGGCGGCAACGCCACCAACTGGAAGGTCGTCACGGCGATCAACAGTGGCCGTTTGCGCGGTGCGGTGCCCGAGGGCAAGCGCAACGGCACGGTCAGCACAACCACGGCCGACAAGCTCGCGAGCTACAAGACCATCGGTCTGGAAGACTCGGTGACGTTTGAGGCTGTGAATGCGGCCGTCAACTTCGAAGACATCCGCGCCACCACAGCGCAGCGCTTGCTGTGGGCCAACATGATCCAGGAAGAGCGGATCATCTTTGGTGGCAACGGCGACGCCGTTGCCTTGGGCACCACGCCCACGCCGACTGTGGCCAATGCGGCCACCGGCGGCGCCATTGCCGACGCGGCCTACAACGTCGTGTGCGTCGCGCTGACCCATGCAGGTTGGCTCGCTTCGAACCTGACGGACGGCCTGCCCGGTGTGCAGACGGTGACCATGCCCGACGGCAGCACCTACACCTACAACCCCGGCACGGCCATCAAATCGACAGCCGGAACAACGACCACCTCGGGCGGCAACCTCAGCACGATCAGCGCCTCGGTGGCGGCAGTCACCGGCGCGGTGGCATATGCGTGGTATGTCGGCACGAGCGGCAACGAGAAGCTGGAAGCCATCACCACGATCAACAGCGTGAAGTTGACGGCGCTCGCGGGCACGGGCCAGGCGCTCAGCACCCTGTTCACCTCGGATCGCTCGAAGAACGCCTATGAGTTCGATGGCGTGTTGAACCTTGGCTTTGCGGGCGGCACAGTCCAGAAGCTGGCCACAGGCACAGCTGGCACCGGCACGAAGTTGTCCGCCAGCAACAGCGACGGCGCGGTCGACCAAATCGAGACGCTCCTGAAGAGCATGTGGGATAACTATCGGCTCTCGCCGAATGTCCTGTATGTGTCCTCGCAAGAGGTCAAGAACATCACCAGCTTGGTGATCAAGAACGGTGGCAGCCCCATCGTGCGCATGTCGGGCGACTTCGCGAACGGCGTTAACGGTGTGGTGGCGGGCTCGGTGGTCGGCAGTTACCTGAACCGCTACTCGATGAGCGGCGGGCAACTGATTCAGATCGCGCTGCATCCCGATGCGGCCCCGGGCACGATCCTCGCGCATGCCGACACGCTGCCTTACCCCATCAGCAACGTGCCAAACGTGATGGAGATGCACCTTCGCCAAGACTACTACCAGATCGATTGGCCAATCGTGAAGCGCCAATACGAGTCGGGTGTGTATTTCGACGGCGTGCTGGCGCATTACTTCCCGAGCGCGATTGGCATCGTCACCAACATCGCCGACGGCATCTGAGCCTTAAGCAGCTAGACCGAACTGGCTAGTGATTGGCCGTGCGCTTGTTGCGACTCGCAGCAAGCACACGGCGAAGGTATGTAAATGGCATCTTTTGCAACCGAATGCAACAGCGTGAGCCACGGCCCTGATGAGTTCTTCGCGGTCGATGGTGTTGTCGAGATCCCCGATGACAAAGTTGTGTTGTTCGCTGACTGCGTCGCCGGAGGCCTCATCACGCTGGTGACGCCGGGGGAGCCGGTAGCTGTCGAACCCGTGGAACAGGCGCACGACGAACCCAAGGTGGATAAGGCCGGCAAGGGTAAGAAGAAGAGCTAATCGCTAGTCGCCCAGCATCTAGCGCATCGAGGCAACCAGACAACTATGGCTGACTACTGCACGACTGAAGAGGTTCGCACCGAACTGATCAAGCAGGGCACGTCCGGGGTCGACGATAACGCGATCTCCGAGCGCATCCCTCGTGCGTGCGCGGCCATCGACGAGCACTGCCGGCATAGCTTCTTTGATGAAACAAAGGTCGACGAAGTGCGGCGTGGCGATCAGGTGCTGCTCAACCATGACGGCGTCCTGATCATCAGCGTGTCGAAGGGCCATTGTCAAAGCGTGAGCGCTGCGTGCGTGTCGCAAGACTTCAGGACGTGGACAGCGTTGAATACGGCGGCCATGCTGATCGACAGCTACATGGTGCACTTCATTGGCACCACGGTGCCGCTGGATCGCAGCCGGCCGATCTACGCCAAGATCAGTTATCAAGGCGGATTCGCGAGTGACGACCGGCGCATGAACTTGATCCGGCAGGCTGCCTGCCGCTGGGCAGCGTTCATGTACATGAAGCGCGGCGCGCCGTTCGATATCACCGCCTTCCCCGACGTGGGGCAGGTGAATGTGCCGAGCGCGACGCCGGGCGACATTGTGCAAATGCTTGAGCGGTTTGTGAGGCGTCGTCCATGAAGAAGGTTCAGCGTTACGACGTCCGGCCAGCTGTGTATGCACTCGCCGCCACTGTGCGCGCCGGGCTTGCGGCCATTGGATCGGGCGCGGCGTTCGCTGCAACTGTGGCAGGCGGCGCGGTCGCCGGGCTAAGTGTGAGTGCACCTGGCAGTGGGTATGGCAGCTATAGCAAGCTGACCTTCAGCGGCACGGGCGAAATGGCAGACGCGGTGGCCAGACTCGATGGCGGTGCGTTCGACATGGTGCAGGTGCTCAGCGGTGGCCGTGACTACACAGCGCCGCCGACGGTGCGCGCCGAACCATATCTGAATGAGGTCTACGACAACGTGCCGCTGATGTTCAGCGACAGTGCGCCGTTCATGTTCTTCGATTACGTCGGCGGCCCCAACGAGCCGCTCGACGAATTTGAGATGACGACGCGCATCTACACGGTTAACGCGATTGCGTGCCAGGCACTGGCGCAAGAAACGTCGCTAGCCGATATGCGCACGAAAGAGTTCGTCGGAGTGTTCTATGACCTGATCTGGAACAACCCGACGCTCGATGATCGTGTGGCGCGCTGCATCGTTGTCGCCGACACGGTGCAGACAGTTGTGCTCAACGGGGCAGATAGCAATACAGGCGCGGTGACGCGCTTTCTAGGCAATGTGTTCACTGTGCAGATCACAGAGGCACAGGGCTGACTAGGAGAAACGACATGGCAGGATTTGGTGATAAGCCTTTTGGCTTGCGACAAGTGAAATTGGTAAACGCAGCGGGCACGGTCACGGTCGACCTCCCGGCGGCAATGACGTTCAGTTTTGGCGAGAAGATGATCAGCGACACGCTGCGCGGTAATGACCGAACGCTGGCGGCAGCGTCGTTTGCTGATCAAGCCGAATGGGAACTGGAGAACGGCGGCATCAGCCTGGAGGCCTATGCGCTGATGACCGGCCGCGCCGTTGTGGCCGGCGGCTCCGGGGCAAACGAAACGACCACGCTCACGCTGAGAGCCGGCGATGCCTTCCCATATTTCAAGGTCTATGGCAAAGCGCTTGGACCCAACGGCGACGACATCCATGTGAAGCTGACACATTGCAAGTTGATGGGTGATGGCCTCAACGGTCAGTTTCAGGATGGCAAGTTCCTGATCACCAAGTGCAAGGGCGTGGCGCTTGGCGATGAGGCCAATAACTATCAGTTTGCCGAGATCGTTCAGAACGAAACCGCGGGCAACCTGCCGACGACCTAAGCCATGCCAAAAACCCCCAGTGAATACCGAAAGAAACTGCGCGATGGCGAGTGGTGGGTAACGCCGGATGGGCTCAGGCTGCGTATCCGGCGCGTATCCCTTTTCGCCATGGTCGCGGCTGGATCAATCCCGACGCCACTGACTGCGCAGGCTGAGGAGCTGATTGCCAAGTCGGTCAACGTCGTGGAGTCGATGACGAAGTACAAGCCGGTGATGCAGGCCGTATTAAAAGTTGCCGTTTTGGAACCGAAAATCGTCAGCGAGCAAGTCCCCGAAGACGACGATACGCGCGTCAACATCCAAGAGATTTCGGACGACGACCTGCTCGCGGCATATCTCTGGCTGCAATCTGCGCCGGGGACGTTGTTGCGTTTTTTAGAAACAGAGCCGAAGTCGTAGCGTTACATATGGTTGCAGCGACATACGGCGCACGTCCAAGCTCCATTGTTGGCCTTAAAAACCGGCACGCGGCATATGACTTTGATCTTGCAGTGTTGTTGGTTGCAATGGCCGACAAGCCGGGTTCGGCGGATCAGCGGAGGCGAACACGTGACGAGTATTCAAGCCTGGCACCGTTTGTCGAGCGCAAGGTGAAGATCCCTGCTAGTGGGATTTGGTAGCCGGTGGCTGAAGACTGATGGGAATCAAACAAACTACCGTCGGTGTGATGGTTAATGCCAAAATTACTGGCACGAAGGACGTTGTCGACGGCACCGAGAAGATTAAGAGCAGCGTCAAGAGCGTCAAGAAAGAGGCTGAAGAGATCTCCTTCGGCAAGATCCAAGGCCAGTTGAAACAAGCGCTGTCCGGCGACGTCGATGCCGCTCAGGCGCTGGCCGGCAGCCTGAACAGCGTTGGCGTCGTTGGCGCTGCGGCCGGAGCGGCAGTGGGTCTGGCATTTGCGGCCGTCGCTAAATATGTCGCCGACGTCACACTGGCCACCCAGCAATCTGCACTGGAGTTGGCGGCGTTCAGACAAAAAATCGGGAACGCTGGCTCGTATGAGTTTCTCGGCGCGATTCGCCAGAGCGCCGAGAAACTCGATGTATCGCTCAATGCGGTTGAAAGCGGTCTCAATTTCTTCGTCCAGAAGCTACAGGCTACCGAGGGCACAACGGCGGGGTTCGAGGCCGCGCTAAACAAGGTCGCAGATCGCTTCCAGACGATGCCCGATGGTGCCGAAAAGAGCAAGCTTGCGATAGAGGCATTCGGCCGCGCGGGCGAATCGCTTGTCCCTATCCTGAACCAAGGCTCTGAAGGCGTCCAGAAGCTGATGCAGCACATGCGCGACACTGGTCAAGCCATTGACGAAAGCATGGTCGCGACCGCGCAGCGCGCTCAGGCGGCGCAACAGCAACTGAATGATACGGTCGATGGCTTCAACACGCGCGTTGGCAGTCAGACTCTGCCCGTTCTTGCAGATGCATTTGCGGGTCTCAACAAAATGATCGACGCCGCCACTAGTGGTGAGCGCCCGCTTCGCAACTTAAACGACGCGGCCCTTTCACTCGGCATGGGGATCGCGGAGGTCAAGGCCGAAGCTGCCACATCGGCAGGGCCCCTGTTGTCCATGGGCGCGGCCGCAGTCACAGCGGCTGGGCAACTAGCGTCCGCCGTTGCAATGTTGGGTGGCGCGAAGCAAATCATCGTCGGTGTAAGCACTATCTACGGCAAGATCGCGCAGCAGCAATTTGACGCGGCCAGAGCGTCTGTGCAATACGAAGTCGGCTTGCGTGGCCAGATTTCAACCATGGGCGTATGGAAAGCCGCGGCTACCGGCAATGAACTGGCCATGCGCAAAATCGCGCAGGGCACGCAGGTCGCCACGGGTCGCCTCGACGACTACAACGAAGAGCAGGACCAATACGCGCAAATCGCGCTGGAAAGTCAACGCATCACTATTGCCCAGGCCGATGCTATGCGCGCTGTGGGACATGCGGCCGGGGGTGCGGCGAAAGAGATTGATGCGCTGGCCGAGGCTCAGGACGAACTAAAGAAGCGCACAGACGCCATCAACGGCGGCATTGGCATCTCGACTGACGCCATGTCGAAGGTAGAGCAGCTCCAGACGGCGTGGAAACTAGCGACGGGACAAACGACGCTGGAGCAACTGCGCCAAGACGCGGCGATGAAGAGCTTGATGAAGTCCTACGACGCCGGCGCGATCACCATGAGCGATGCGCTGGCAACGCTGGTTGCTTTCCGCAACGGGCAGATCGACATCAACCGGGTGTTCGATGTCGCTGGTGATGCAGCCAAGCCCTTCAAAGATGAGCTGAATAAGCTCTACACCGACATGGGCGACGGGCTGGCCAAGGTCGCAGATCTGGCAAGCGGCCTCGACAAGTTGCCTGGGGCCAAGAAGGTTGAGCTGTCAGCCGGCGTCTCGCCAGGCTCTATCAAGGCGCTCGACGATTTGCACGAACGCATGGCCGCGATTCAAGACCGTGAGGTGACGATCAAGATCAATGTGGCCGGACTTGAACAACTGGGCGGACTGTTCCCGGGGGTCGGCCGGACCGGCTCGCAGCCCATCGGGTCCGGCTCCGAGGTTCCAGACCCGCCCTCGGGCACCGCCCCGTCAGCGCCGCCCGGCGAGGGCAAGGGTGGCGTCACCAACATCACACTCAAGATGGATTCCAAAGCTGTGGGGAAGGCCGTGATCGACAACGCAGCCGGCGCGGCTAAGCAAAACAGGAAACGCAGCTACAGGGGGTGAGTCGTGGCAGTCAATCAATACGTCATCCTCTCCAACACCGGCAACATCGCCGGCGGCAAGAAGATCTACGTGCGTTTGAACACGTGGGTCGAGACGGCACGCAGTGTCAACTCGCGGGCCACACTGAGCGACAAAAGCTATGGCGTGCTCAGCGCCGGCCGCCCGGCGTGGGTGTTCACCATTCTCGCGGCCGCCACGGCCTGGTCAGGTTACTTCACCAAAGACGAAATTCTTGCTTACTACAACTCGACAACAGCGTCGACATTTCTGTGGAAATTTCAGGACATCTTTGGCAACGTCATCGACGCCATGCCCGAAGGCACGATTGCATTCCGCCCAGCGCTGGCCCCTGTCTTGGATGGCGCAGACGGGTGGTTTGAGGCCGAAATGAGGTTGCGCCGCCGATAACCGCCGTTATCGGCGGCGAACACTAGACATGAGGACGATCACCGGACCCAACATCACGGCCCAGCAACAGGCGGTTGTCAACCCAACCGTGCAGCTTGTCGCGCGCGACGAGATCCTGCACTTTTCGGCGTTCGCGTCTAACCCGGTCGGCACACTCGATACGGGGGTGCCGCAGTCGTATGTCATGCGACCGACGGGGACGCTCGCCTATGTGGCCTATCGCCACACGAACGGCAACGCCTACGTTGGCGTCATCGGCACCGGCAGCGCGCCCGACTACACCCTGGCTGCCGGTTCTGGTGTCGTGCTGTCCTGCCAATCCATGCGCAACGGCGTAGTGAATGAAGGCGGAACGATGCGCCTGTATTGCGCCACGCACGGCTCCGGTGGCGTGCAGGTGCGCCGAGCCACACTGACGAGCACGACCAACCCAGTGTCGGTGACACTGGCCGATTACGGCCCGCTCATTAGCGAGTCATATGGGCTGGCCTTCGTCGACAGCGCCGATCTCGTGCGGCGGGTTGAGGCCGTGTGCCCAACCGATGGCGGCGGGGTGATCGTCGCCGTCGGCACGCACGATTTCGCTGCGGGCATCTCCACCATTCAGTTCTATTGGCTACCCAACAACTCGACCGTGGTGCCGCTCAACACGCTGATCCAGATGCCACTTGCTGGCACATATGTCAGCTGGCACCAGACGGCCAAGCATTGCACATTCATCAGCGCGATCTACAACAGCGAGAACGGCTCGACCCATGTCTTCTTCAACGATCAAGTGCACGGCCGCGCGGTGTCGTTCTACATCAAATCCGGTGTAGAGTCGGCGCTGCTCCCCATCGCGCCGATCAGTTCGCTGTCGTCACTGGTCACACTCCTGCCATGCTCTCCAACGAAGATCAACGGCGTGTATTACCTCACGGTGCACTTCGAGCGTCGTGTGGCTATCACCGAGTCAACAACCAAGACGACGGCAGGCTTCGCGCTCTACTTGCAATCGACCGACTGCATCAACTGGTCGTTTGGCGAACGGAGTAGCTTTTTGTGTGCCACCGCGCCGCTCGGCGCGCTGCTCATGCGCGCCGACTCCCCCACAACGATCTACTATGCGGGCAACGGTCAGGCATATTCTGCGCCGGTTACGCAGCTGCAGTATGCAAGCGCGGCGGCATCGGTCACACTCGACGACTATATCGAGTCGCTCCAGATCAACGAGACCACGGACACCGCCGACCAGCTCGAACTCGGCCTCATCAACCCCAACGCCGCCGGTGGGGGCGGGGTGTGGGATGCTCATCAGCAGCTTCGGCGCGGTGCAACGCTGCTGATGAGCGCAGGCTACGACGGCAATGTCGACGGCTATGCTCACTACAACATCGACGAGATCAGCAAGTCGACGGGCACGAGTGAGATAGATCTCACTGGCCAGCTCGCTATTCACGCGCGAGACGCTGGTCAGAAGCGTTTGATCGACTACAACCTGCCACTCGAAGCAGACATGCGCGGGCGGCTTGAGAAGGTCACTAAGCTCGGCGCACTCGACGAACTGACGCTGAAGACGCCCGAGGTAGACCTCAAGGCCACCAGTGTTGGCTGGCGGCATGATGGTCTGAATAACCCGGTCATTGCCTTCACAGATTGCGAGGAAGATGGCGATGTGCTGATGGAGGCCACCGTCCAGATGGACGGTGCGAATGCGTATCACGTCGCGTCGATTGGGTTTGTGTTCGGTGCCGACGACGACGGCAACGGCAATGTCATGCTCTTGCCCAAGAGCAATAGCTGGACGCTGTTTGGCACCGCGAACGGCCCGACCGTGCGTCGACTCAACCTGAAGGACATTGACCCAACTGACCCCAACAAGGACGACACCGGCTGGAACTTCACCGAGCGGGTGAACAGTTTGTGGGTGTCAGCTATCTCGTCGGGCCCAGGTGGGGCACGCACGGCAGCCATCTCCGGCACCTACCGCACAGCCAATGCCTTCGCGCTCACGGCCGGCACGCGCTACGACGTGGCCGTGCGCGTGAGTGGCAAGCGCATCCAGATCTACACCAAACCGCGAGTGGCCGCGGCGACGTGGTCGGCCAATGCGCACTACACGCTGCAGGCCGAATTCCTGTTCGACTATCGCGCCCGGCGGGCACAACCCGGAGCCGACTACTGCGGTCTTGCGCTCAGTCACGATGTAGCCGCGTCGACGGCGATCTTTGCATCTTCGGCTGCAGACGACATCGAGCAGACGCTGACCTGGGCCCGCAACAACGCGCTGCTCAGCGACTACACGGTGCTGTTTGCCACTGGCTCGACGGAGTCGCCGTCGAACGACAAGCGCGACATCGGCAGCTTGACGACCACGGCGGG